AGGGACGACAATACCGTTTTGCTGTAAAGCTTGATGAGCCATAAAAGCTAAATCTTCCATGCCGATACCGTCAGCGATCTTGCTGGCTTTAGTTTTAAAGCGGCGTTCCCAAGCCACAATCGTAAACAGGTTTGTAGATACTTCTACGGGGCCGTCGCCCTGATCGACTCTAAGGGTTAGTTGCATGTCGGGTTCCTTTGTTTAGGGTTAGGTTTATGAAACTGCTGTAGTAAGTGTGCCACCTTGAAAACTTAGCGTTATTGAGCTTAATTCTCCAAGGGTGGCGTTAATCAAAGGCAACGATTCCAGATAGGTGTTAGTCAGAGTGAACTTAGGGGCCGTAGCAGTAGGGGTGGCTAGACCTGCTGCAGTAGGCGAGATAGTGATCGTTGTCTGTGTCCCGACAAGGGCCGCCAAAGTTGCATACGTTTCGGAGGCTGCGTAGCTCATAAACAGTTCACATTCAAAGGTATTCATGGTCATGCCTGTCACGAAGAAAGAGTCAAGCGAACCGAAGGCAGATGAGTTTTGGGCCTGTGCTACTGACGTAATGGTGGCGCTCGTACATTGGTCGCTCAAGTTGACAGCGTTAATGGTTAATGCAGGGTTGCTGAGGTAAGTACTGGTTGCCATGGCTTAGTCCTTTGGTTCGTCGCTAGTAGTTTTAGCAGATTCCTTGGTTCCTGTGTCCTCTACAAAACCGTAGTCAAGTAGGGCCTGAAGGTTGGTGTATTCAGGTGGCGTAAACTCTTCGCCCGGTACGCCAACTCTTGGTGAAACAATTTTGTAGGTCATGGTGCCGCCTGTGCTTGTAGTGATATGTCTAGATCGTAGCAGGGGAAGTCCTGCCCGCCGATAGATATAAAGCCGGGGCGTCCAGCTGTGACAGCAACCTTTTTGGCAAGCATTTGAGCGGTGATACTAAGTATGTTTCGCATAGCGTCAAGGTTGCCCGGTCCGAGCGAAATCACTTTGACAGCAAAGTTCATTTTAACTATGGCTGATGACCAACTGTCAAAAGTAGGGGCGTCAAGAAATACGCAAGGCGGATTTATTTTTTGTGGGTCTGTCGTAACTCGAAGGTTAGTGATCGTCGCCAAGGTCGTAATGAGGTCGTCTATGGCCTCGTTAAATAGATCGGTGTAGACAGTCATGCGACAGCTGGCCTAGGGATTCCTGCAAGCTGTTTAATGATCGGGCTGAGTCCTGTAGTTGGCACATTGCCCATGCCGTCAAAGCTTGCGAACTGATCTACTGAACCTCGCTGGCGATACAGGGCGCCTGCATACATTGTAACTGCAAGTGTGACTTGCGTACCGGGCGAAGTAGTCAAGCTGTCTGTATACCCTGCCTCTTGCCTGCGAAGATAAATAAAATTGTTTGCAGCGTTAGCGCATTGAGTATGAAAAGCAGTTTCGTCAGCGCCTGCAAGGTCTATGCCTAGCCAAGTTGCTACTGCAGGACCGTTAATCCAAGTACAAGTCTGCGTATGGGTAAGTGTCCCCTGTGGTATGACTGCGTAACGAGTCGTATCTGTGCCAGCGACATAGTAAAGAACCTGATTGGGTATTGGTTCGTTTATGTCGTACAGCAGGTCGCCGTCGCTGTCTACGCCAATAAATCTGTATTGGGGCATAGCGTAAACGGTTTTTGTGCCGTTAAAAGTTGCCGAAACGCTAGCGACGGTAATGCTTTCGCCCGGCTCAATTTCAGGGTTAGTCAGGGTTTGCACTACCGCATAGTTGTCTAGCAGTTCTGCAAAGATGATTTGGTAAACAGCCATGGGCGGCTAACCGCCTTTCGACTATGCCTGAGTGATCTTTTGAATCATTGAACCGTTAGCCTTGAAGGTACAGAAATATCCGTGTGTGGATACTGCACGAGTCAAAGTTGTCGGCTGGTCGAGCGACATAATGCCCTTCCAATCTTCGTAGATTTCAAAGCCAATGTCTTTCATAATGACCATGGTTTTAGCGGCGAAGTTGTTGTCAACGACAAGCTTCAGTCCAAGTGGGCCGTTGTCATTACGGTTGTCGCTACTGCTCAAAGACGTTGCGTTGCCTACGCCCATTGAGTTCATTCCAGATAGGCCGCCGTTCAGGTTGGCAAATAATGTTCTGCCCGTTGTGTCGGCGAGCTGCATGATTAACGCATATGTGGCTGGGTCGACGAACATGTGGGTAGGCAACATGTTGGTAGCGGCCAAGGTGACAACTGCTGAGTCGTAAATCGACTTATAAAGGTCAGCGACCGTAAGGTCCCACACGCCAGCGGAAGTAGCAGCGGCAAGCAAGTTGTCTGCGGCCTCGTTGTCGGTACCAACCATGTAGCCGCCAATAAGATCGTTAATCGTAATTGACAACGCTGCAGGATCAGTAAAGTCAAGCGTCTGATACGAGATGTTCGCTGAGTTTGCAAACGTCTTTTTGGTGACCGTGTTATTTGCGATCACGCCAGTTTGCGTAGCGACAGCTGAGCCTTCAGTCTGTGCAGTGGCTGTTGCTTGGTGGGTAGTCCAAGTAGGGCGGTTGAAAGTGCTTGAAGGAGTAGATGGCATGGCCCTTGCGCCAAGAGCTGAAACGACTGGACGCATGTAGTTAATGTCCTGAAAGACTGGACCCATGGTGACCTGAGTTAAAAGGCCCGGAACCGAGGTCAGGAATTCGTCGCCAGCTGCAGCGGTAACCATTGGGTCACGGTGAAAATCGGTGTAGTCCTTAAAGACTTTTTGTGCGTTAACCCAAGCGTCGCCGCCCTTATGGAAAGCAGCCATGTATTCCCAAGAGTTAGGAATTCGAGGCTCTTTACGAGCTTGAGCAAAAATTGGTGAGGTAGGGATTACTACTTCGGCGGCTGCTTGGATTTCCATTGGGGTTTCGTCCTTTTCGGTTTCGGTTTCAGGTTCTGTAACTTCTTCTTCGGCTTCTTCGTCAGGTGCAGACGCCGCTACTTGGGTGATAGTAGCACCAGCAAAAGCAGGTGTGGGAACTAGCGACAGCTCTACCCAATCGGCAGCAAAAACGATCATGTCGCCGTTGTCGTCAAACTTGTAGTTAGTTGGGTTGACGCCCACAGATACAGAGTCCAGTACGCCGTCAGCTGCCAAAACCAGAGCTTCGTCGCCAGCTCTGGTGTTACTGATCTTGGCGGTAAACATCATGCCTTCGGCGGTATCTACACGCTCGGTCACAAGGCCGACGGGCTGTGTCGAGTCGTGGTACATGAACAGTTTTGGCATTTTGCCTGACGCTGAAAGACTGCCCGGGGAGAAAGAAACTCTTGTGCCGTCAGCGACGGTAGCGAAAGTGTCATAGGGCAGCGCTGTACCTGTGATGGTGCGGCGTGCTGGTTCGCCCGGGGCGGCAGCGTCCAAAGTGAAGTTAGACAAATTAAACTTAATCATGCGAGTGTCTCCTGCGTGTTTTGTGCTGGCATATTCATATCATGTCCAGCGATCGTGTAGTCCATGAGGTAATCCTCAAAGTTGAATTCAACATATGTACCTCTAGGCAGTTGTTGAGATAACGCTGCCGTAATCGCTTCGGCGTACATGCTAAGACCAAAGGTCCATAGGTCAGATTTGGCGCTTTGACTGTTTGTGTAAGCATATGAACCTGTAGAAATACCTAATAGGTAGGGCGGCACGTTGCATAGTCGAGCGCACTCAAGGGCTTGATAGTTAGCGGCTTCTATTAAAAGCATTTTGTCGGGCGTCGCTGTCGTTTCTGTGTAAGACAAAAACTCGTTTAATGCTGCAGTTTGGTTAGTTGCCCTTGCTGCGTTGAAGGCAGCCGATAGGTCCGCTAGTTCTGTGGCGCTCAAAGGTTCGCCGCCAGTCTGCTTAAGGACACCTGCAGGAATAGCGCTACTGCTGTTGCGATATCGGGCCTCTTCCAGTTTTAGGGCCGTAGCGATAGTTTGCTCGCTCATGTAAATCATGCCCTGAGTCGGTGACAGAATCTGCACGACATCTTCGGTCGGTAACAGCTGACCGTTGAAGTAGATGGCGTCAGATTTACCGAACCATACCGGGCCTGACATGTCCTCAGTAGAAATAGAACCTTGCGGTAGACGAGTAGCGGACGCCATATATCCGTCGGCGGTGCGGGAAGTTATCCAAAGAAAGCAACGTCCGTAAAAGAAAAGATCATCAAAGACCCATGGGTATAGGAAGTTGTTAGGCATTTTTGGGTCTAACTGTGACAGCCATGATCTAGGCGCTAACGGGACCTGTTCCATTTCTGTACCGTTCCAAATTTCGGTGTACATCTTTAATTTCATACACGCTAGGACTGACGCCATCAGGTCACGGGACCTAGAGATAGACGCCACAGACATCGCTTTATTTCGTGCCTGTCCAGCCTGATAAGCGTAAAAGTTACCTATGTTAGACATGTTGGTTTGAGGAAACATGCCGCTACCTGACGCCGCCGCTTTAGCGACTGGCGGACTGATCGCTGCTTTAGTGACTCGGCTGAAAATTCCCATGTCTGTCCTTCGTTGGTTGGTTCGGCCCAAACCCGACGCTCAGGCCGAACCTGAGCAAACTCTAACTCATACGCCTAGTGCTATGTCCCTGAGACTACGAGCATGGGTTTACCTAGTATTCGTGGCCGTGACGCTTTAGCGATCGCCAGTACTGCACAGCGAGCTAGTTCTATTGGCCCGGGCGACCTGTGCGATGAGATCATGACGCCGTCGCTAGTACGGATTTGTACGGCCCTGCAAACATGCTCGGCAAGTGTTCTTTCGCCCCGGTGCCGTACCTTACTTTCAGCGATCATCGCTTTAACCAAACCTGTATATTTGACTAGCTCTTTTTGTCCTGCTGTCGTGCAGCGTCGAGCTAAAGGTTTGGGTACATGGATTTCGTAGGTAGGACCGATTAACAGCTGCACTGTCTGGTCAGTCATAACTCGTTCTATTTCGGCCCACATTTCGGTCATAGAATCAACGATAAATTCAACCTTTAACTCAATGACGTCATTGGCGACTACAGCTCTGACGCCTACGAAACGGTTTTGGTCTGCCGAGGCGTCACACGCCAAAATGCCGCCGTCAGGCATAGCCGTATCGGTCCCTAATTTCTCCCAGTCGGCAGCGTCAATCCAAGCGCCCTTAGCGTTAGTCCACAAATTCAGATGCTGGCGGTTAAAGCTGTCTTTAGTGCTAGCAAGTTTTAAAGCGTCCAGCTGCACACTCAAACCGAGACTAGGGTTTGCATATCCCCAATATTCTTCGCCGTGACAGCCGGGCGGCATAGACCATTCAGCGAGATAGCAGGCGCCAGTGACGCCAGCGTCAAGATCACGCAAGCATGTTTCTCTGGTCTGTATCATCGCCAAACTTGACTCGTCACCGGCGGTACTGAAAGCCGCTAAATGGCTGTTCGCTTTAGCGATCTGCGACGGCTTTAAACAGTCGTCAATGCACTGCTGAGAAATATTCCAGAGCTCGTCCGCCACGATCAGGTCATACGACCCTCCTACTAGGTTAAGTGTGGCCGCTCGAATCTCCCAACGGGAACCGTCAGGCAACGTCACAGACTTACGGCCCATAGCCTGCATTTGCTTACCGCCAAAGTTCGCCACCAAAATAGGCGCCAAAACCGTAAAGATTGACTCTGCCCGGTCAAGACGGTTAGCAACCGAAAGCGCATACTGCGGCGTCCCACGACGCCTAGCAAACGTCGTCACAAAGAACCCGATCACAGCAGTCATCAACAAACTTTTACCCTGCTGGCGAGCACAACTTATTAGCGACTCCCTAAACAACAGCTCGCCGTCATCGTTTAAACAGAACATGCCGTCCAATGCCCGACACTGCCAAGGATGAAGTTTGACCTGCATATTTTGTTCAGCCCACAAAGCAACATCGCCACCTAAAGAACGCTTCGCAAAATTGTCAGGCAAGATCGTTTCCAGTCTCGGCTGTTCTCTGCCTGTTGGTAACCCTGTGGATAAGTCTGTGCTAGTTGGGGCTAGTTCCCCAAATCTGTGGACAACTTTGCG